CTATTAGGGCTACTGGAAGCGCAATGGAAACACCTATTGGCTCGGATGGCGAGTTTCATGGTTCGTTCCAAGCGTGGAAAGCAGCTCGAAAAGCAGGGAAGATCAGGTAAACCCTAATTTCTTTTAAGGAAAAGAGAAAATGAGTAATACTTTATTAACTATCTCAAAAATCACTAACGAAGCGTTGATGGTTCTCGAAAACGAATTAACATTCACTTCAGAAGTAGATCGTAACTATGATGACCAGTTCGCTGTAGTTGGTGCAAAGATTGGTAATACAGTCAATGTCCGCAGACCAGGTCGTTTCATTGGAACAACAGGCCCTGCATTGAATGTTGAAGATTTCAACGAAACTTCAGTTCCTGTAACCCTCTCAACTCAGTTCCATGTGGATACACAATTCACTACTCAGGATTTGGCATTGAGCTTGGATATGTTCTCTGATCGTGTTTTGAAGCCAGCAGTTGCAGCTATCGCCAACAAGATTGACCTTGATGGTTTGACAATGGCTAAAAATGCTACTTACAACACAGTAGGCACAGCAGGGACTCCTCCAACAGGCTTGATCACCTTCTTGAACGCTGGTGCATATCTTGACTCTGAAGGCGCTCCTAGAGATGGTCGTAGATCAGTAATTATTGATCCATTCTCAAGCGCAACTATTGTTGATAGCTTGAAAGGCTTGTTCGTTCCACAAGAAGCGATTTCAACTCAGTATCGTAAAGGTCTGATGGGTCGTGATTCTGCTGGTATGAACTGGAAGATGGATCAGAACATCGTAAACCAAACTTACGGCTCTTTTGCTGGCACAGCGACTTGCAATGTGACCACAGCTACTGGTTTCTTAACTAGCGGTTGGGCTTCATCTGCAAACATCACTTTGACTGCAACTGGAACTGTTAGCTTGAACCAAGGCGATACATTTACTATCGCTGGTGTTTATGCTGTAAACCCACAAAATCGTCAAAGCTATGGCAAGTTACGCAATTTCGTTGTGAATACTGCTGTTTCTGCAACTGATACAACAATGACTGTTAATGTTTCTCCAGCTCCTATTTCTGCTGGTCAATTCCAAAACATCAGCGTTACATCTTCAGGCGCACAAGCAGTTGCCTTCTTCAACAAAACTGGTGTTACAAGCCCACAAAACATCCTCATGCACAAAAATGCGTTTACTCTCGCAGTAGCCGATCTTGAGTTGCCTGAAGGTGTTCATTTTGCTGGTCGTGCTTCCGACAAGGAAATTGGTCTGTCTATGCGTGTAGTTCGTCAATACACAATTAACAATGACTCTATCCCTACTCGTTTAGATGTTCTGTATGGCTGGGCTCCACTCTATCCTGAGTTGGCTTGCCGTATTGCATCTTAATTTATAGACTAAGAAAGGAACTTAATTATGTCTAATCCAGGCCCAGCATCAACAGTATCAGCAGTCTATTTATTCAATGGCAATGCAGCAGATGGTATTGCCCTTGGTATCTCAGGCGGTAAAATTGGCTTTTATGGCGAAACTCCAGTTGTTCAAGCTAGTGCAATTACTACTATTGCAACTAACGCAACAGGAACAGCGATTTCTACAGCAGTTAATAGCATCATTACTGCATTGCAGAATATCGGTGTAACAGCCTAATAATGTTGTAAAACGAAGCCCATCCTCACAAGGGGTGGGCTTTTTTCTTTGTGAAGGAAAGAAAAGTGCATATAACTATAGCAATTCCAGCCTATACAGGCTCAGTCTATATGGCAACTATGAGATCCCTTGTAAATGATCTCGTAATGCTAGTTTCCAGGGGTGATACATTTACCCTCATTGATGACATTGGCAGCGCTTATATTGCCGATTGTCGAGGAGCAATAGCCTCCAACTTCCTTAAAACAGAATCCGATTGCCTAGTTTTTGTTGATTCTGATGTAGCCTGGGAAAAAGGCGCTCTTTTAAGGCTTGTAGATCATAAAGTTGATTTGGTTGGTGGAATTTACCCTTATCGCATAGATGAATTGGGTTTTCCAATTAAATACCTAGATAAACCTCAGTTATGGGCAGATCCTGAAACTGGACTTTTAGAGGTGGCTGCTATTCCTACAGGATTTATGGCAATTAGTCGTAATTGTTTGGAGAAGATGGTAGAAGCCTACCCTGAACAATATTTCCATGATGGAGCTAAAGACAATCTTTTTTATGATCTTTTTGCTCATATTGCTGATGGTGATAAGAAATATGGTGAGGACTATTCATTTTGTTTTAGATGGAGCAAAATAGGCGGTAAAGTTTGGTGCGATCCTGAAATTAAAATGGGTCATACAGGAACTAAAACCTTTGTCGGTCATTTTGGTGATTGGCTGAGAAATCGTTAATCTTTTATTGAATATTTATTAAAAAATAGGATAATAAGAGCGTAGTATTCAACCCCTTTGCAAAGGAAACAACATGACTTCAAACACTAAAGCTACTGGTGTAGCTTACGCAGATCCACTCTTAGACAGCATCACTTTGGCTACTGGTTCAGTTCAGATTTTAGCCCTTGATATTGCTATTACAGACAATGTAACCACAACAGATACTCCTGCTAACAGCCTAGCCGTTACTTCTAACGCTACTGGAACTGGCAAATTGTTTATGTCTGATGGTTCTAAATGGCAGCAATTAGCAGCCATCTAAGGATAAATTATGTCTAATACTACTGTTTTGCGTATTGCAGGACAAACTACTGCCTTATCAGTAGCAGCTACAGCTCATGCAGCAGTAACTGTTTCTGCTGTAGGCGGTAGCGTTCTAAGCAATTACGCATCATTTTTAAATGTTGGAGCTAATACTGTAGCCGTTGAAATCTCTCCAGTAGGTGTAACTGCAACAGCAGCCACTATTGGTGCTGATGGTGCAACAGGCTCATTTGTATTGCCTCCATTGATGACTGTTCCTATTGTTTTAGCCGTTCCAGCAAATACCTTCCAGGTTTCTGCTATTGGTTCAGCAGCAGGGCCTTCTCTTATTTATGTAACACCATTAAGCGATCAGTCTTAAAAACTCGCTTTAAAAGGATGCTTTATGGCTAATCCAGCAGAATCTGAAGTTCAGAATCTTCTGCCTGTTCAGGCTTATTTTTCTGTAGATGGCACTTTTCAAACCTTTATTGGGCAAGGAAGGCCGTTTACGGCAACAATTAGTCCTGATCAATCAGGGTTAAATATTACTAGCAGCACGATTAACAGCACCACAATAGGTGCTGTAACTCCCTCTACTGGTGTATTTACAAACATAGCAACGACAACAGGAACAATTACTACAACTCCTACTATTGATACCAACATTGCTAATAAAGCCTATGTTGATTCAGTAGCTCAAGGATTAAGTTTTAAAGCTCCTGCTAGAGTTGCTTCTACAGCCAATATTCCTACTTTGTCAGGTCTTTTGACTATCGATGGAGTAACTTTGGTTGCTGGAAATAGAGTATTGGTTAAAAACCAAGCAACTCAAGCTGATAATGGCATTTATGTAGCTGCTGCTGGAGCATGGGCTAGAGCTGCCGATGCAAACACTTGGGATGAAATTGTTTCTTCTTATTTGTTTATTGAAGAAGGAACTGTTTGGGGTGGATCTTCTTGGGTTGATACCAATCAAAGAGGTGGAACTCTTGGAACAACTCCTATCATATTTGTGCAGTTCTCAAATAATGCGACTTATACAGCAGGAACAGGACTAACCTTAACTGGATTCCAATTTAGCATTACTAATACTGCCGTTACTGCTGCTTCTTATGGATCAGCAACCCAGGTAGGAACATTTACTGTAAATGCCCAAGGTCAGCTTACATTAGCTGGTAATACAACTATTACTCCAGCAGTAGGATCAATTACTGGTCTTGGAACTGGTGTAGCTACATGGTTAGCAACTCCAACATCCGCTAATTTGGCTGCTGTTGTAAGTGATGAAACAGGCACAGGCGCTTTGGTATTTGCCAATAGCCCTACTTTAGTTACTCCAATTTTGGGAACTCCTGCATCAGGTGATTTTTCAACTGGAACATTTACTTGGCCTACATTTAATCAAAACACAACAGGAAATGCTGCAAGTGCAACAAATCTAGCTGGTGGTGGATCAGGCTCTTTACCTTATCAAACAGGAGCAGGAACAACTACATTTCTTGCTGCTGGCACTAATGGTCAAGTTCTTACATTGGCTTCAGGTGTTCCATCTTGGGCAACTCCTACAACTGGCACAGTAACTTCTGTAAGCGGAACTGGAACAGTATCAGGAATTAGCCTTTCAGGAACTGTAACTTCTAGCGGAAGTCTTACATTAGGTGGCACTTTAGATCTATCAGCTCCTCCTGCTATTGGTGGAACAACTGCAAATTCAGGCGCATTTACTACTCTTACTGCTTCTACAAGCCTTACAACTCCTACTGTTCAAGCTACAAATTCTGCTGGTTTAGCTCTTAAAAACTCTGCTGGCACTACTCAAATGAGTATGGGTGCTGGTGGTGGCGATAATTTAGCAATTAATGTATCTACCAATTTAAACGGAACTAATGCTCAAATTGACATTAGTCCTACTGGAACTGGTCATGTTCATATAAATCCAACTGGTAGCGGTTCTATTGAAATGAATCCTACAAGTGCTGGTGTAATGAATAACATGGTTATTGGTGGAACTACACCTTTAGCTGGAACATTTACTACATTACGAGTAAATAGCACTATTTCATTGGCTGGATCAACTGGCACTAGCGGTTATGTAATTACTTCTAATGGTGCTTCTGCTCCAACCTGGCAAGCATTACCAGCCACAGGGTTAGGAATTGTTGATGATACGACTACTAACGCAACTCGTTATATCACTTTTACAAGTGCTACAAGCGGAAATATTACAACTGAGAATGTATCTTCTACCAAGTTGCAATATAACCCTTCAACTGGTGCTTTAAGTGCTACTAAATACTTTGGCGATGGTTCTTCTTTAACTGGAATCAATGCTGGAGCAGCTCTTAGCAACGATACAATTACTGCAACTGATTTATATCCTTTGTTTGCTGCTGCCACTTCAGGCACTCCAACAACGATTTACACAAGCAATGCAAAGTATCTGTATAAGCCTTCTACTGGCGATCTGCAATCTAGCCAGGTTATTGCCAATAATGGTTTGATATTGAACAATGCTACTGTTTCAGCAAGCTACACAATCGCAACTGGAAATAATGCAATGAGTGTAGGCCCTGTAACAGTAGCTTCAGGTCAAACAGTTACAGTTAGTTCAGGTCAAAGGTGGGTGGTACTATGAGTATTGTTCTTCAATCAACTGGCGGTGGTAGCGTTACAGTTAACGAGCCATCTACAGCTAGTAACTTTACACAGACATTACCAGCAGCCACAGGCACAGTAATGGTTAGCGGTAATATGCCAGCGTTTAGTGCTTATCAAAGTTCTAGCCAAGCAATATCATCCGCAACAGCTACAAAAATTTTATTTCAAACAGAAGAATTTGATACAAATAGTAACTTTGCTTCAAGCACATTTACACCTACTGTAGCTGGTTATTATCAATTTAATTGTTCTGCATACGCTGGCACTACAGCAACATTAAGCCAAATATATTTTTATAAAAATGGTGCATTAAATAAAAATGGTGGATATTGGACTACTAACGGAATGTCATTATCTTCTTTAATTTATTGTAATGGCACAACAGATTATGTTGAATGTTATATATATTTGACTGTTGGACAAAATTTATCAGCCACAAGTAGCAACACTTGGTTCAATGGCTCAATGGTAAGGAGTGCATAACATGACCCTATACGACAAAATCATGGTTATATATCCTAGCCTTACACAACAGGACTTCCTAACTGTAATCACACTACAGAATGACAGTAATGGACTTGGCGACTATATCAAGGCTTGGAATCACCCTGATTTTCCTATGCCTACGCAAGAACAATTAGACGGAGTTACATTATGAGCTATGGTTCAATTAACGCTGATGTTATAGGAACTAGCGTACAAGGTTATTCGCTAGGGGCTGGTAATTCTTCCCTGATGAAAAATAAAATCATAAATGGCAGCATGGTTATTGACCAAAGAAATGCTGGTGCTAGTGTTACTCCTACAACTAACAATCAATTTACATTAGATAGATGGGCTACATTACAATCTGTTGCTTCTAAATTTAGTGTTCAACAAAATGCTGGTTCTGTAACTCCTCCAGTAGGTTTTAGTAAATATTTAGGTGTTACTTCTTTATCAGCTTATTCTGTTGCAACTAGCGATTATTTAAATATTCAGCAAGCTATTGAGGGTAACAATATTGCAGATTTAGGGTGGGGAACTGCTAACGCTAAAACTGTTACTTTGTCATTTCAAGTTTATTCATCTTTAACTGGAACTTTTGGCGGTGCAATAGCAAATCAGGTTAGAAATAGAAGTTATCCATTTAATTATTCAATTCCTGTTGCAAACACTTGGACAACAATTTCCATAACTATTGCTGGAGATACAACAGGAACTTGGGCTAACGACAATACTGTTGGAATGTATGTTCAGTTTAGTCTTGGAACAGGAACAACATATAGCGGAACTGCTGGTGCTTGGGCTGGAACAAGTTATGTATCAGCCACAGGAGCAACATCCGTAGTAGGAACAAACGGAGCAACCTTCTACATTACTGGTGTTCAACTAGAAGTAGGAAGTAGTGCTACTGGGTTTGAGTATGTTAATTATCAGACTAGCCTAGCTAACTGCCAGCGTTATTATCAGCAAATAGGTGGTAATAGTTATGTTGCTATTGGTTTTGGAATTAATAGTGGCACAACACAAACTGTTGGAACTACAGTAAATTATGTTGTTTCAATGAGAACAGCTCCTACTACATCCATAATTGGAACTTTAATTGCTACAAATCGCATTGGTTATGATGCTGATGTAACTTCAATAAGCACAACATGGGCTGGTTTGCAATCAGCAACATTAACTTTTAACCATAATGTCGCTGGCACAAGCGATAACCCTGAACAAGTTGCTGTAAAAAATAATAATAGCTATTTAGCGTTATCTGCGGAGTTATAAAATGTATAAACTATGTAAATTAGGATTTAATCAAACAGAACAATCAAGTGTAATTCGCACAAGCGATAATGCTTGTATTCCATTTGACCCTGACAACACAGACTACCAAGCCTTTAAATATGCCGTATTAAATCAAGAGCCTGGCGGTGCAGTTGTAGAAGCTGGCGATTCTTTTAGCCTAAATGCCAACCCTGATGATTCTATTTTAGAAGATTCTGATGGAGTAATAATGACAATAGACCAAGCTAAAGCCTATGTAAGGACATTGCCATGACTATGATTATTGATGGAACAAATGGTGTTACATTCCCTAATAGCACAGTTCAAGCTAGTGCTGGTCAGGTATTGCAAGTAGTTAATGCTACTTATGGCACACAAGTAAGCACAACAACAAATACTTTTGTTGATACAGGCTTAAGTGCAACTATTACACCTAAATATGCAACAAGCAAAATATTGGTGTTAGCAGATATTACAGGAACTTACTCTGTTGTAGCTAGTGGAGGTGGCGGTATTCAATTAAGATTGTTTAGAAACTCTACTAATATTTTACAATTTGAGGAACTTGTTAGCTACAACGCTACCAATTCAGGAGCAGGAGGTGGAGCTTCTTCTACTAATTTTTTAGATTCCCCAGCTACAACTTCAGCAATAACATATAAAGTTCAATTTAATTCTAGAGGAAATGTTGGAACAGTTTATTGTCAATTTGCCAACTGTGCATCAACTATTACTCTTATGGAGATTGCGGCATGATTAACTTAACAGATGCTATCTATAAACTTTACCCTAATGCAGTTCGCACAGTAGGCGATGTAGCTTATGATGCTGATAACAATGAAGTAGCTTATGACCTACAAGCAGTTACAGAACAAGCTCAAAAAGATGCTTGTAAAGATAAAGCTAAAGCTCTTTTGGCTGCTTCTGATTGGGCAGTTTTGCCTGATGTAGGATTATCCAACCAAGATGCTTTTGTTTTTTATCGTCTAAATTTGCGTAATCTAGTTAAAAGCCCAGTAGCTGATCCAACATGGGAATCTGAACCTATTCCAGTTTGGAAATAATATGATTACTTATAAATGGTCAATTTTAGAAATATTTGGCGATCAAGTTGTTGAAAAAGTGCGATTTTTATTAAAAGCAGAAGATGGCACAAATACTATCGAAACTGAAGGTGAACATACATTTTTAGAAGGTTCAATAACTAAGCCTTTATCAGAAACAAAAGAGCAAGATTTAATTGGTGCTTTGATAAAAGATACTACCAAAGATGAGGTAAACCTCATAAAATTGAACTTAGAAAATCAACTAGAATCACTTAAAACAAGTAAAAAAATTGCATTTCCTTGGGAAATTAACACTTTTACTGTTGAATAGGAATTGTTATGACAAAACCAATAGACATCATTAGCAGAGCTTTAAAAGACATCGGAGCTTTGGAAGCTGGTGAGCAGCCTACGGCCGATGCTGCTAGGGATGCTTTTGAGCTGATGAATGACCTCATAGACCAATGGTCAAATGAGGATATGATGGTTTTTAACATTACTGAGATCATATTTCCAGTAATTGCAGGGCAAGTTCAATATACGATAGGCCCTGATCCATCTACCGCTAACTTTATTGGCGCTTCATTTACAGGCACTTTTTCAGGTAATGTAATGACAGTAACTGGGATTAACTCAGGTGCTGTAGCTCAAGGTCAGTATTTAAGCGGTCAAGGCATTACTCAAGGAACTCGCATTGTTCGCAATTTAACTGGAGCTGGCGGTAATGTTAATGAGCAAGGAACATACCTTTTAAATATTGTTCAAGCTACTCAAACTCCAGTATTTACTGGATCTATATCAGGGACAACCCTTACTGTAACTGCTGTTACTTCAGGAGCAGTTAATATTGGTTCTGTTATTAGTGGAACTGGTGTTACTGCTGGAACAACCATTACTGCATTGGTAAGCGGAACTGGCGGAACTGGCACTTATACAGTTAGCGCTTCTCAAACTGTGGCCTCTACAACCATTACTGGAACAATCGTAGATTCAACCATAACTGCTTACTATCAAAAACCATTAGGGATAGATTCTGCCTATGTAAGGGTAAACACTAGCTCTAATGGTCAGCCTATAGCCAATGGCGGTTTGGATTATCAAATGGCTGTTTTAGCTTTAGATAACTACAATTCTATTGGTCTTAAAACCTTGAATGGCCCTTGGCCTAAAGCAGTATATTTCAATCCAAATGAGCAATCAGGCAATGTTTTTTTATGGCCTAACCCATCACAAGGCGAAGTTCATTTATTTGCTCAAACGCTGTTTAGCAACTATGGGACTATGTATGACGATATAGTTCTTCCACAAGGCTATTCAATGGCTCTTAGATGGTGTTTGGCAGAGCGTATGATGCCTATGTATGGAAAAGCCTCTCCAACGCAAATAGCGATGATTAACGCTTATGCTTCTCAAGCTAAAGCAACCCTAAAACGCACCAACATGAAACCAATGCAGACTGCTCAGTTTGCTGATGCAATGCTCTCTAGCCGACAAAAAGATGCTGGCTGGATTCTTAATGGTGGATTCTTTAGATAAGGCTGGAAAATGGCTGATTTTGGCTTTGTTGGTTCGGCTTATGAAGCTCCTTCCATCTATCAAGATGCACAGGAGTGCATAAACTTTAGACCTGAAATTGATCCTACAAAACCTCCAGGATCAAGGGGAGTTGTTGCTCTTTATCCAACCCCAGGTTTAACCAATGTGGTAACGCTTCAAACTGCTCAAACAGTTCGAGGAATGAGGGCTGTTTCAGGACAAGATTACCTTGTGGCGGTATGTGGCCCTTATGTTTATGTAATGGGATCAGACTTTACAGCAACCATTATTGGTCAATTAAACACTTCAACTGGTCAGGTTGGAATTACAGATAACGGCTTAAATGTCTATATTGTTGATGGCTCATATCGTTATACATGGCGAATTTCTAATCCAAATTCGGCTGTTTTTGAAGGCACGATTAACGGAACAACCCTTACTGTAACAAGAGTTATATCAGGAACTATTGCTGCTAATCAAGCTCTATTCGGAGTAGGAATAAACCCTGCTACAGTTATTGTTTCAGGATCAGGAAGCACTTGGACTTTAAATCAAAGTAATACCATTGGAACTGCCATTCGCATGAATTCAGCTACAGTTGCTGCTGTTATAACAGCTTCTATGGCATCAACTACTTTGACTGTAACTGCCGTAGCAAGCGGAACTTTATATCCTGGGCAAACAATTCAAGGATCTACAGTAACAACGGGGACTATTATTACTGCTTTAGGTAGTGGAACAGTTCTTAGCGAAGTAATTGCTGCTGGTGGCACAGGATACGCAGTAAATGAAAATATTACTGTTTTAGGTGGTGTTTATGGCTCTAGTCCTGCTACTTACACAGTCACCTCTATTGGTGGTTCAGGGGCTGTAACAGGGCTTACAAGGACTTTTTCAGGTCAATATACTTCTAATCCAAATAATGATGTTTCAACATCTTCTGATGGGTCAGGAACAGGGCTAACTCTCACTTTAACATTTGGAACAGGAACTGGCTCAACTGGTAATTATGTTATCAACAATAGCCAAACTGTTACCTCTCGGACTATGTATGCACTAAACTTTAGCGAATTGCCAGCTACAGATGGTGCTTTTACAGGAGCTTCTAGCGTAGATATTGTTGATAATTATTTTATTTACAATAGACCTAATACGCAGCAATATGCAGCTTCTGATTTGCTTTCCCCTATTACTTATGGATTGTCTTTTGCTTCTAAATTTACAGGGCCTGATGATCTTGTTTCATTGATTGTGGATCATGGTCAAATATATTTATTAGGCGAAAAAACTTCTGAAGTTTGGGCTGATGTGGGAACTTTCCCATTCCCTTTCCAAAGAATACCTGGTGCATCTAGTCAGCATGGAATAGCTGCTCAATTTAGCATGGCTAGATTTGGAAATTCTTTTGCTTATGTTTCAAGAAATGATCGTGGTCAAGCTGTTATTGTGCAAATGAATGGCTATTTCCCACAACGGATTTCAACTCATGCGGTAGAAAATACTCTTGTTAATCAAGATATTAGCGATGCTGTAGCCTATACTTATCAACTAGAAGGACATGAGTGCTATGTGGTTAGCTTTCCAAGCCTAGAATTAACATGGGTATATGATGGAAGCACTCAAATGTGGCATAAATGGCTTTGGTGCGACAACCAAAACAATTTTAAGCGCCATAGGTCAAATTGTTCTGCTCTTTTCCAAGGTCAAGTATTAGTAGGTGATTGGGAAAATGGACAGATCTATCGTTTAGATCCTAATAATTACACAGATAATGGTCGGCATATTCGCAGAGTTCGTAGATGCCCTCATTTGGTAACAGATTTCCAAAGGCAGTATTTTGAAGAACTGCAAATTCAATTCCAACCTGGAGTTGGTTTGCAAGGAATTGAAACCTTCCCATTAGGGGATAACGATATTGGCATTAACCCTCAAGCCATGCTCAGATGGTCTAATGATGGCGGTTCTACATGGTCAAATGAGCATTGGGCTGGAATTGGTAAAGTTGGAAAATACCAAAATCGTATTATTTGGCGCAGATTAGGTTGGGCTAGAGATCGCATTTATGAGGTAGTTGTTACTGATCCTGTTAAGGCGGTCATTATTTCTGCTAACTTAAAAGCATCTGTAGGGGAAAACTAATGGCAAATCAGATATTTGGGCCAAGCCAAGATAATCCTTATCCACAGACTGATTTTATGGATGAGCAGACTAAAAGACCAACAAGGGCATGGCAAATCTTCTTTGCAAACTTGCTTAATTTTAATAAAACATCACCTTCTGCAACATCAGGGGGAGCTGTTTTGCCAACTAATCCTGTTGGATTTATTGAAATGTCTGTAAATGGAAAAATCTATAAAGTTCCCTATTACAACCCATGAATCAAATTGTTGAGTCTTTATCTTCTAATGCCATAAGCGCTAATATTCAAAAAGCGCAAATAGAGGCTTTACAAGATGAATTGCTCAAAATGGAGCAAGCAGACATTGTTACTAAACATCATTTTTCAGATGGAATTTATGAAAGAACAATAATAGTTCCTCCCTGGACTGTTCTTACAGGCGCTGCTCATAAAACAAAATACAAAATAAGGCTTGAAAAAGGCACTATTGCTGTAAATGTTGGAACAGAAGTAAAAGTTTTAACTGCTCCTATGGAGTTTGAGGCTCAAGCTGGAGAACAAAGGGTTGGAAGGGTTTTTGAAGAAGAAGTAATTTGGACTGATATTTACGAAAATGAAGATAATTGTAAAGACATAGAAATTCTTGAAGATCGTCTTTATGTTGTTCCTGAGTGCGGTTTAGGAGCTAATAGACAAAAACTTGAATATTCAAAACCAAAGTATATTTATTGCTTAAAAATTGATAAAATCACAAGCAAATATTCAAATTTTTCTTATAAATTGCCATTTAAGATTAAATTTGGATCGAATTTAATGGAGAAATCATCATGGCAGGATTTGTAGCTGGTGCTATTGTAGTTGGCTCTATAGCTGGTTCTTATATACAAGGTCAAGCTGCTAAAAGCGCTGCCCAAAAACAAGCTGATGCTGCTGCTAGAGCGCAAGGACAACTATTAGAAACTGGTCAAGCTGCTGCTGATCTATACGCTCCTTATGTTGCTAAAGGTGTTACATCTCTCAATAAATTGGCTGATGATCCTTATTTTAGTAAGCAATTTACTAATCAAGACTTAAATGCAGCTTTAGCCCCAGGTTATGAATTTAGATTACAACAAGGGCAAAAAGCCAATTTACAAGCAAATAACCTTACTGGTGGAGCTGTAAGCGGTAATGCTTTGCGTAGCCTTCAAGACTATACGCAAAACTTTGCATCAGGCGAATATGCCAATGCTTTTAATCAATATCAAGCCCAAAGAACCAATATCTATAATCAATTAAAAGGTATTGCAGATTATGGATTGACTGCTACAACAGGACAAGCTAACGCAATGATTGGAACTGGCACTAATGTGGCAAATATTTCTAGCGGTTTAGGAAATGCTCAAGCTGCCTCTCAAATTGCTCAAGGTAATGCTTATAGCAATATGGTAGGAGGAGTTTCAAACGCTGCTCAATATTATGGTTTGAGCCAAATGAATCAACCTAATTACAACGCTTATCAAACAACTGGCTCTAATCAATACTTTGGATCAAATAGTAGTGGATTGGGAGCTGGTCAAGGTTATAGCGGAATGAACGCTGAATTAGGACTATCAGTAGCTTAAGGAAAAATTATGCCAGCAATTAGTCAATTAGCAGATCCTAGTATTTATGGTCAGCAACAGCAATCCCAACAAATGCCATTACAAGACTTAGTAAATCTTGGAAGGTCTAGTATTGCTTTACAAAAAGAAAAGGTTTTGTTGCCAGCTCAAATTGAACAAGCACAAGCTCAATCAAAATCAGCAGTAATACAAGCAGATACAGCAAAATTGGATAATGCCTATAAACATATAACTAGCATTATTCAACAGCAACAAACATTACTTACTAAGCCTGATTTAACGGCTGATGACATTATTAAGACTGCTAGAGAACAAGGCAAGCGTTTTGGCGCTCCTCCTGAAGCAATTGATCAAGCGTTAGCTGGTATGCCCAAAGATGGAAATCCATCTGAACTTAGGGCTTTTTTGGCTACTAATTTAGCTAAAACTTTAAGCTCTCAAGCACAACTTGAAAAAATGTATCCAGGCGGTGTATTGCCTTCACAGTTGCCTCAATCTTATCAACCTTCTGCTGCTACTGCCGAAGGTGGCTATGCTCCTACTGGAACTCAAGCTACTCCTAAAGGTGTAAGTCCTGAACAAATGAGCCAAGGCCCTAAATCAGATTTTAGCAAGCCTGTTGCATTGTCTTATCCTGTAAGGCAAGCTGGTCAAGCATATACAGCACTTCCACAAGAAGAAACAGAGCGCAAAATTGGAACTGAAACAAAATCAGCTCTTATTGCTCGTCAAGCGGATATTCCTGCATCACGCAGAAGCATTGATGAAGTTATTAAAAAAGCTCAAGAACTTGAAAAATCAGCAACTTTACCCACTTCAGGTGTTTTGGGTTCTGCCGAAAGAAATATTTCTACATTCTTGGGAACTGAGCAAGGTATTCGTTATAAAGAGCTTTCTAAAGATTTGGCTAATGCTCAAATTGCCAATATTACGGCTTCAGGCGGATCATTAGCTACTGATGCTGGAAAGCAATTAGTTCGCATGGCTAATGGCGATGAAACTTATCCTCCAAAAGTATTAATTGAAATTGCTCGTAGAACTCAAGCTGATATGTTAGGTCTTGATTCAAAAGCTACTGCAATTAAAAAGTTTGCAGATAAATTTGGCGATCAAAATATTAGCGCATTTAATCAAATGTGGGCTAAAAATGCTGATCCTAAGATTTTTCAACTTAAAAACATTTTTGACGATCAAAATATGTCTGCTGATGAAAAAGCAAAAGCTAGAGATGCTTTAATTGGAAAAGATGAAAAGCAAATAAAGATTTTCAATGAAAAATGGAATAACATTAAGAAACTAGAGCAAACAGGAAGTCTGTAATGGATGAATTTAGCCAATTCTTAATGGGAGGACAAGCAAAAGCGCCTCCTCCACAAGCCAATCCTGCATCTAATCAAGGTGGTGTTGTTACTGATGCCATTCTTGATAGCTTAAAGCGCACAGAAAGCGGTAAAGAAAAATTTGCTTCAAACAAGCAATCAGGGGCTATGGGTGATTATCAATTCATCCCTTCAACTGTCAAAATGTTGCATGAACAGGGTTATGAATTTAACCCCTTTAATCCCAAAGAATCTAGGGAGGCTGCTCGTCATTACTTAAATACTTTAGTTAATAAAACAGGCAGTCTAGAAAAGGCTTTGGCTGCTTATGGCGGTCATATAACAGTTAATCCTGAACCTTATGTAAGTAAAGTTATTGGTGGTGCTAAACAAGGGCAAGCAACTCAAGAATCTTCTGATCCTTTTTCTAGCTTTTTAATGGGTGGAAAAACAGAAACTCCAACAAAAACTCCATCAGAAACAGAAAAACAACCTAAACAAGCATTAAAACCTAAATTATTTGGTCAAGCAGAAGGCGCTCCTACAGACAATCAAAGTTTTATGGAGAAGTTTACAGAGCGCTCTAAAAAGGCTTCAGAAACTGCAAAACCATTAGTCGCTGGAGTTGCTTCTTTGGCTGATACGGCTACTGGGGTTATTCCAGGAACAGTTGCTACTGTTGCTTATCCTATTGCTAGAGCATTTGGTCAATCGCCTGAAAAAGCTACTCAAATTGCTCAAGGTCTTGCAGAACCTTTAAATCAACCATTTGGCAAGGCTTTAGGAGTTACTGAAACTCCTGAATATAAAGGTGAATTTAGTCGTAAAGCAATGGAAACTGTTGCTCAATATGTTGGCGAAAGTGCTGATGCCATTGCTCAAAAGACAGGCATCCCTAAAGAAGATGTGGAAAGTATGCTTAACAGCATTACTACTGCTGTTGGAGCTAAACTTCCAAGCGTTAAAGGTGCTGGAGCAAAACTAAAAGAACAGTTTGAAAAGAGTTTTCCTAAATTTGAAGAACCTACTCCAGTTGCTACTGCTGGCGCACAGCCAGTAATGGCTGGAGTTGGCGCTGCTAAGACTGAAATCAATCCTTATGCTGGAAAGATTACAGGCGAAGAAACAGCCAGGGGTCAATATCCAACTGTAAAACTTAGCAAAGTTAAAGAAGATGCTCCAACTGTTGAGCAAGCAACTAGAGCCGATATTGCTAATGAAGTTTTAGGTAATACAGGACAAGTTCGTAGTGGTGTATTAACTGGCAACGAAAACACTTTGCGCCAAGAATATACAGAAGCTAGATCAGCAAATCCTACCCCTAAAAGTGAATTGCTTAAAAAGCAGATTGCAGATGAGCAAAATGCTCTATCTCGTTATGCTGAAAAGCGTATTGAAAATAGCGGAGCAAGCAATAATTTGCCATCAGATTATGAGCGTGGACAGCTTATGAATGATGCTATTGCTGGCAATGAAGGACTAACTGGTTATCTTAAAGCTGAAAAACAAAAACTTTATGATGATGCTAGAGCAAAGGTTGGCGATAAACCAATTCAATCTGAATCTGTAAGCAATTTATTACAAAACAAACAATTTAGAGCTGGTTTAGGGCTTAAGGGTAACGAAGGAGTTGCTAAAAGCGCTGAACAACTTATTGAGTTGGCTAAGACTGTTGGCTTTGAAGATAAAGCAGGGAACATTCTACCCCCCAACAGTATTGCTGCTTGGAAAGCTGTAAGAGAGGCTTTAAATGGCGAATGGACTAAAGATAATGCTTCAACAATAGGCAAAATTAACAGGGCCATTGACAAAGATATTGCTTTGGCTGGCGGTCAAGATTTATACAAAAAAGCCGACAATCTATTTAAAGCAGAAAAGAAAATATTTGAGTCAAAAGGAATTAAGACTTTATTTGGTGAAGTTGATCCAAATGGAGTTCAGACTGCCACTAATTTTGAAGCTATTCCTAAAAAGCTCAATCAAATGCCAGTAGATCAATGGAAGCATATTTACGATACTTACGATGAGATTTCTAAGGGCAGAGTTCGTGGAGCTGATTTTGACTTAGAAATTACTCCTGAATTGATTGATTATGCTAATGCTGCTAAAGCTGAAATGCGTGGCGCTTTAGCTAGAGAGATATATCAAGCTGGAGCTGGCAAAGCTGGAGTTTGGAATCAAAACTCTGTAAATAACATTTTAAACGCTAGAGCGAAAAAAATTGAACATGCTTTTAGCCCTGAAGAACAAAGAGCTTTTCATACATTGAACTACGCAGGACATATCATGCCTGGAGTTCACGCTTATGAGGGTGCAGCTTTACAGGGCCAAAGAGTTAATAAATTTGCTGAAAAACTTCCTGCTGCTGGCAGAGTTGCAGGAGCAATGACTAGAATTCCTTTTGCTGAATCTGCTGGAGCTTATATTGGTGAAAAAGCTGCTAAATTTACAATAGGCAAATCTGAGCAAAAACAAGCAAGCAAACTTCAAGAAGAAATGATGAAGAACGCTCAAAAAGGCAAAACAAAACTTAAAGATATAGGCAAGGAATAATCATGGCATCAGTTCTTTTATCCCCTTATGGAGTAGGTCAGCAATTTTTTGATGACAATGGAATTCCTTTGGCTGGAGGGTTGATTTATACCTATCAAGCTGGATCTTCTACACCATTAGTAACTTATACAGACAATGGCGGAACTATAGCTAATGCTAATCCTATTGTTTTAGATGCTTCAGGAAGAACACCACAAGAAATTTGGTTACTTACTGGGTATTCTTATAAATTTGTCTTGCAAAATGCGGATGGCGTCTTAATTCAAACTTTAGACAATATTTATCCAATTTTGCAAAATGCTCCTGCATCAGCCCCTGCTGTTCCTTCAGGCGGTATTATTCTTTGGTCAGGCTCTACTGGGTCTATTCCTGCAACTTGGTATTTGTGCGATGGAACAAATGGAACTCCTGATTTAAGAAATTCATTTGTTGTTGGCGCTGGATCTACTTATGCTGTAAATGCAACTGGTGGAACTGCTGATGCTGTAGTTGTTAGTCATACTCATACGGCAACTTCAGTTGTAACTGATCCAGGCCATGTGCATCCTCCGTTATCTCCTGCAAGTTCATACGCTGGTTCTCCTAATAATAGTCAAGGTTTAAGAGGAGATGCTGCTCAATCTACTAACATGGCTACAACAGGTTCTGCTGTTACAGGAATTACTGTAGCTACAACTAATGCTTCTACTGGTGTAAGCGGAACAAATGCTAATTTGCCTCCATATTACGCTCTTGCTTACATTATGAAAGGCTAAGCGTGGATATGTCATTTGAGCTAGATCCAGTACGCTATGGGGTGTTGTGGAATACTGTAGAGAACAACGAAAAAAAGTTGGAAGAAATGAACAAGAAAATGGACAAGATGGAGTCCAAAATTGAAGAACTTCTTGCAATGGCAGAACGCTCAAAAGGAAGCCTTTGGGCTTTAATGGGTGTTGCTTCAGTAGTTGGTGGAATTATTAGCTTTATTACTGATTTTGTTTTTATAAAAAAATGAAATGCTATAAATCCAAAACAATGTGGTTTTCAGTAGCCCTCGTTGTTTTTGGTGCTTTGCTAGATTACCTTCCAGCTTTACAAGCAATCATTGATCCTAAATATTATGGCTTAATCTTTGCCTTTGTAGGTGTTACTACTGCCATTCTAAGATACATCACAAAAGAGCCAATTAACCCATGATCTATTTAATCTACATAATTTTAGTTATTATTTCTTTGCCTATTAATTTAATAGCGATCATATTTGCTCCTATCATGCCTATCTTTGCAGTTCAAAAAGAATGGTGGCTAGATAATCATGCAAAGCGTGGCATAGGCCCTGTTTTATCTACATGGTTGAACTGGTTTATGACTCCTGATAATAGTCTTGATGGCGATGCTACATTTGAAAAAATTAATGGTATTAGCTATTGGGCTAAAGTTAAATGGCTTTGGCGCAATCCAGCGTATAGCTTTGCATTACGCTATGTAAGCAATCCTTATTACACAAAGGTTAGTGGCGATCCCACTATAAAAGACAATGACAACGCAAAAGAAGGATGGTGTTTGGTTCGTGCTAACGGCTTATTCCAGTTTCGTTTTGTTAAGCGCTTGTTTGGCTCTAGTCGTTGCCTATATTGTAATTTTGGCTGGAATATCATGGGTTTGGTTGATCCTAATGTCAATCCTAAACCTGATACTTGGCAAGCTACATTCGTTTTTTCGCCTCGGATAAGTGGATTTAGATGAACATTTATGCTATTTATGCCTTGGTAACAATAACTTTGTTTTGTGGAGGATTTGTAAATGGATGCTCCTATCATCAAAGCAAAGCGGAAAAGACCATTAGAGATAAAGAACATCAATATCAAGCCGATGCCGATGAAATAAGGAAAACCAAAGATGATCAAATCAAAACTATTAACTCTCAGCTTGTTGATGCCGTTAGTGAGTTGCGTAAGCGTTCCAATCGTTCCTCAGAAGCCAGCAATGGAAAAGGTTGCAACGGATCAAGCCTTTATGCCGAGGATGCAGAGTTTCTTATTAGGGAAGCTGCCAGGGCAGACGAAATAAGAGTTGGTCTTGAGGCTTGTTATAAACAATATGAAAGTTTGAAATGAAAGAAAGAACTCCTCTAGGAAGTTGGGTAACAATGACAGTTACCCTTACATTATGCGTTGTAGTTGTTGGTATGGTAGGCGCAATGCTTATAGGACTGTTTGATAGCGATGTCAGCAATGACAAAATATTTGAAGCTATTACCCCAGCATTTCAAACCATTATTGGTGGTTTTATTGGACTAATTACTGGCATTAAGTTAGGGCATGATGACAATGACGAATGAGCAATTACAGGCTTTAGGGATTGATGCTAAATGGCTAGATCTTCTTAATAAAACCTTTGAAAAATACGAAATTAACACTCCAGTAAGGCAAGCTGCTTTTATAGGACAGGCTCAGCATGAATCTAATAACTTCAAAAGCCTTGAAGAAGGACTCAATTACTCAGCTTCTAGACTTATGGCTGTTTGGCCCAGCAGATTTCCTAGCCTGGATGTGGCTAATCAATATGCGAATAATCCTGAAAAATTAGCTAATAAAGTTTATGGCGGTAGAGCTGATCTTGGCAATACTGAAGATGGTGATGGTTATAAATTTCATGGCAGAGGCATTTTCCAGCTCACAGGGCGATCAAACTACACAGTATGTGGATTAGCCTTAGGAAAGCCATTTGCGGAGCATCCTGAGCTTCTTTTAGATCCTGAGAACGCTTGTCTATCTGCTGGCTGGTTTTGGAATAAGCGTGGCTTAAATTCCGTAGCTGATGATCAATATTGGGAGCTGCTCACAAAACGCATAAATGGCGGTTTAAATGGTTTACAAGATAGAATTGATAGAACCCATAAAGCTATGGACATACTAGGAGCATAAAAATGGCTGATAAATTTTTTAAAGAAACTAAAAAGCATGAAAAGCGTGAAGAAGCGCAAGTAATCAATTTGCGTAACGCTGTATATGAAGTAAAGCAAGAGCTAAAAAAACATGAGAAAGAGCCTATGAACAAGGC